CCATGACACTCAACTGGTCAAATCTTCCTGATAATATCAAATCAGCACTTCCGTATGACGCACAAGTTCCTCAAGTTGTGCCGGATACAAATAATTATCTTGCCACAAATCGATTTTTATTCAGCATAAAACGAGCTCCTGTTTTAAATTACTTTTGTCAACGAGTGAACTTGCCTGGAATTCAATTTGGAACCAGTCTTCAAACTACTCAAACTGGAATTGCTCCTATACGAAGACCTGGTACTCAATATCAACAAGAAGATTTGACTATAGGTTTTCTTGTGGACGAAAATATGAAAAACTGGTTAGAAATTTTAAATTGGATGAAACAGGCAGGAAGTTACGATAAAACATACGAAACTGTAAAGGAAGATCATAAAGTTTCTGACGCGTTTTTACTTATAATGAATAGTGCCCTGAAACCTATAGCATCTGCATCATTTTATGATGTTTTTCCTACTTCAATAAGTCCTATAAATTTTGATTCTGCTGTGACAGACTCTGAACCTGTTCTGGCGCAGGCTACTTTTAATTACAGTTGGTACGATATTAAAGCCCTGGCTTGAATTTTATTTATTTTGTGATATAATTTTAGTATGCGAATAGAAGAAATACGTAAAATGATTGATCTAGATGTTCAAATAGATCAATCTGCATTGAACAACGAGGCGTCCAAAATTCCTCAACTTCACAACAAGTATCTGTGTATTCATACCGATGAAAAACTTGTTTTAACAAAATTAGAAAACGATCTAAGAATATTATTGCGAGACAAATGGTTATATTACTCGGGCAAAATGTCACAAGAACAATTGACTCAACGAGGATGGGAACAATTTGATTTAAATCTTCTCAGAACCGATCTAGATCGTTTTATTCATGCAGATCCGGATGTTGTTCAAATGGAATCTAAATGTGTAATGCAACGAGAAAAAGTAAATTATCTGGAACAAGTAGTCAAGTTAATTTCAAATAAAATTTGGAATATTCGAGCTGCTTTGGATTGGATACGATTCACACAAGGAATATGATTCAAATAACTGAAATAGATTCGGTATATCTGAAAATAGATTGTGAACGAGGTATAGCAAAAGAACTCAGTTCATATTTTACTTTCAGAGTACCCAATTTTCAGTACACTCCTGCATTTAAAAACAGACTATGGGACGGTAAAATTAGATTATTTAATATGATCAACGGTTATTTGTATAGGGGTCTACTAGATCATCTTTTACTGTTTCTGCGAGAACGAAATTACGGTGCAGAATATCATCCAAAATATTCAACAGAAACTCCAACGACCGAAGATCTAGAACAGTTTATTGACGGATTGTCTGTGTTCTCTGGAGAAAAATCAATAACATTACATCCTCATCAACGTCTGGCAATCAAACAGGCAATAACAGATAAACGATTACTATTATTGTCTCCTACTGGTAGCGGAAAGTCTTTAATCATATACGGATTAATACAGTATTTGTTAGATAAGATTCCTTCTGATAAAAAGATTTTAGTAATTGTTCCTAATACCGGTCTGGTTGCTCAAATGTTGCATGATTTCAAAGATTATTCTGGTTCTTCGGATAATCCGTATCATGTAATTTATTCGGGTCAATCCAAACAAACCACAAAAAGAATTGTAATTTCTACCTGGCAAAGTTTGTATAAAGAATCTGAAAATTATTTTTCTCAGTTTGGTGCAGTATTCGGAGACGAATGTCATTTATTCAAAGCAAAATCTTTAACTGCAATAATGACTAAACTGCGAGATTGTCCGTATCGTATAGGAACAACAGGAACACTTGATGGAACAGATACTCATAGACTAGTTATAGAAGGCCTATTTGGTAATGTTTTTGCTGTTACTACAACAAAGGAGTTGATTGATTCTGATCTGTTGAGTAAACTGAAAGTAGAGTGTTTAATTTTACAATATCCTACAAAAACAGTAGAACAAATCAAAAAAGCAAAATATCAAGATGAAATAGATTGGCTTGTCTCGAATGATAAACGAAACAAATTTATCTCAGGTTTGGCCCAATCAACACGCGGAAACACTCTTGTGTTGTTTAATTATGTTGAAAAACATGGAATACCGTTATTCAATATGTTAAAAACAGGCAAGAAAAAAGTTTATCTTATCTACGGCGGCACAGATACACAAGACAGAGAAAAAATTAGACAGATCGTAAACTCCGAAGAAAACTGTATTCTTGTAGCATCTTACGGAACTTGTTCCACTGGTATCAACATCAAAAACATAAAAAATATAGTCTTTAGTAGTCCGTCTAAATCTGTTATCAGAGTATTGCAATCTATTGGTAGAGGATTGCGAAAGGCTCAAAACAAAGATGAAGTTGTGGTGTATGATATCGGAGACGATCTGCATTGGAAACGATATCGCAATCACGCACTTCGTCATCTAGACGAACGGATTCTTATATATAATAAAGAGAAGTTTATACACAACAAACGATTTATTCGCTTAGGAGGCCTTTAATGAAGTCTAAAACGTGCCTATTATTCAAGTTAAAAAGTGGTGAAGAAGTAATTGCCCACATCATCAAAAAGACAAAACTTAAGTATACGGTTGAAAATCCTTATATATTCAAAATGTCTACTGTGGTGCATCCTGTAACTACACAGGCACACGAAATCGTTACTATTCACGACTGGATGAAACTTACCGAAATAAAGACAACAGACATTCCAACAGATCACATAGTATCTGTTGTAGTTCCATCAACAGAAACAAAGGCCATTTACCTTAAGGAATTACAAAATAAAACACAGCGTAAACCTATTTCTATACCTAAAAATCCCAAAAAAGATAAGAAAGATTCGTCAGATAAGTCTAATAAAACAGAACAATTATCTGACCAAGAAATGCAAAATCTGTTGAGGGACATGTTTGGAACTATGTTTGAAATGCCAGGTTCGGTTGGTGCTGCGTATCCCATGGAAGATGCAGGAACTACGCCAGAAGAATTCAATAAGAATCCTATTGACTTATACAACGAATTGTTTCCTCCCAAAGATAAAAGAAAGTCTAAAAGCATTCCAATGGTTCAAATGAGTTTATTGTTTCCACCAGAAGTAATGATTGACCTGATGGAATCTGGACTGATCAATGTTAACGATGTAAACAAGATTGCCCGAGAAGTAAAACGTAAACTCAAATGGTCGGGAGACGAGCGACACAGACAAGATTTCGGTAACAAGCCAACAGATTGGAATTCTAATCCAAATAGTGATGATTATCAGTAAAGCTTGTAATTACTAGGCCAAAAGAACATTGAAAACCTACACAGAGAATTATAAAGAAACTTGTTAAAAGTGTCAAGCGCCCAGTTGCAATAATTTAATATATTGTTATAATGAGTATATGACTGAACCAAATCCTGATAAAAAACTAAAACAATATGTAGATAATGACAAGTTTTTAAAGGCTATGGTTGTTTGGAAAAAACAACTCAGAGAGGCAGAAGATTGTGGGGAACCCAATCCACCAGTAACAGATTACATTGCAGAGTGTTTTCTTAAAATAGCAGAACATCTTTCGTATCGTCCTAATTTCATGAATTATCCGTTTCGGGAAGAGATGGTAGGAGACGGAATAGAAAATTGTCTACTATATGCACATAATTTTAATCCAAGAAAATCTAAAAACCCGTTTTCGTATTTTACACAAATAATATATTACGCATTTCTACGCAGAATAGAAAAAGAGAAAAAACAGGCGTATATCAAATACAATTACATGAAAATGCATGATGAAGATGGCCTGTTAACTAAATGGATGAAAGATAAAGATTACGAAGAATACAATGAAGACTACACTTTTAAATTACTTTCAGATCAAGATATAGAAAATCTTGAACCCAAAAAAAAGAAATCCAAGAAAAAAAAATCCAAGAAAAAGAAATCTAAAAAAAATTTATTTGAAGATTGAGTTCGATGAAAATTGCTCTTATAAATGATACTCATTTTGGAATCAGAAACGATTCCAGTTTTTTCTTGGAACAAAGTTTAAAATACTTTGAGACTCAATTTTTTCCCGAAATAGAAAAAAGAGGTATAACATCAATTATTCATTTGGGAGACTTTTTTGACAGAAGAAAATATATTAACTTTAATACGTTAAAGCAAGTTAGAAAAAGATTTTTAGAACGAATAGAACAACAATACCAGTTTCATATTATTATAGGAAATCACGATACATATTTCCGAAATACAAACGAAGTTAATGCACTGAAAGAGTTATTTCGCGGATACTCTAACATAGTATTACACGATGAACCTAAACAAGTTAAATTTGAAGAATTAAGTGTTAGTTTTATACCGTGGATTAATGATTCTAATCTCACAGAATATACAAAATATATTGCTGAAACTAATTCTTCTGTTTTGATGGGTCATCTGGAAATAGAAGGATTTGAAGTTATCAGTGGTGTGAATTCTCCTGTAGGAATTAAAAGAAACATATTTGATAAATTTGAGATGGTTCTTTCGGGCCATTTTCATATCAAACAGTCTAAAAGAAACATTCATTATTTGGGAACTCAATATCAATTAAATTTTGGAGACGCTGGAGTAATTAAAGGTTTTCATATTTTAGATACTGAGACTCGAGAATTAGAATTTATAGAAAACGAAAATAGATTATTTAATGTTATTAGATACGACGATACCGTAATAACAGAAGAAATTTTAGAAGACGATTTTTCAAAATTACAAGGAACTTTTGTAAAGGTTTTAGTTCAAACAAAAAATAAACCATTATTATTTGACAAATTTATGGAAAAGTTATATAATGCCGATTCACAAGAATTGACAATTATTGACGACTTTGGAGAAAAACAAGAAAATAAATCAATTGATATAACAGAAGACACTTTAAGTATTATAAATAAAGAGATTGATCTTCTTGAAAATGATTTAAATAAAACAAAATTGAAATTGACTGTTAAAGATTTATACATGGAGGCACTTACTTTATGACAACTACACTCGAAGAAAACAAAACAGAAACAACAACTACTACTACAACAGAAACACCTACACCTACACCAGAAACACAAGTTGTAGCACCCCCAAAGTCTTATGCAACATATCCTGGTGTTTTTTACTTGGATCCAACAACAAATAAAATGGAACGATCATATCCTACTAAATTACTGGATGTTAAGAGTTATATTGCAAAATCGCCCATCCACGGCATGGGATGTTTTGCAAAACAAGATATTCAAATGGGAGAACTCATTGAAGAGTGTATAGCTATCATTACAGATACAACAACAAAATCCAATACAGATTTTGTAATCAATAATTATCTGTTTACTTGGCCATGTGAATTTCAAGATGCCATCTGCAACGAACACGGTCCAACCTATTTTGTTCCGTCTGGAAATTCTTTGATTTACAATCATTCTGATACTCCCAATGCGTATTGGATCTTTGACAAGGCAATGAAAAGAATATTCATGGGTGCCCTGAGGGATATCAAACAAGGAGAAGAAATTACTTGGTACTATGGTCACGGATACGCACATAAGTTAAGAACACAAAATGATCCAAATGCTCAGAAAAAAGAAGGATGTGGAACCTGTGCTGCAAGACGAAAACAGCTAGAAGAAATGAATCGACTTGAAACGACTGTTTCAAAAGAAAAAATAGAAGAAATGAAAAAAGAAGCTCTTAAAAAGATGATAAAAAATAAAGAAAAAGAAACAGTGACTTCCGATTCAACAGAAGAGACGCAATTCAGATCAATGGTGGTTCCTGAAAAAATATTAAACGATACGCCACTTACATGATTATATTCAAAACAGTAAAATTTAAAAATTTCGGTTCTTTTGGAAATACATTTACTCAAATAGATTTAGAAAAAAATTCAAAAACACTCATATGCGGAAACAACGGTAGCGGAAAATCATTTGCCTTTTTGGACTCTATAACATACGTCCTTTTTGGAAAACCTTTCAGAAAAATCAACATACCACAGTTAACCAATAGTGTTAACGGTAAAAATTGTATTGTAGAAATAGAGTTCCAAAAAGGAACAGACGAGTATAAAGTTCGTCGAGGTTTAAACCCCAAGATTTTTGAAATTTATAAAAATTCACAGTTAATCAATCAAGATTCTAATAGTCTAGATTATCAAAAAATTCTAGAAGAATCTATTCTGAGAATGAATTATAAAACTTTTACTCAGGTAGTTATTCTGGGAAGTTCATCATTTGTTCCGTTTATGCAACTCAGCGTTGCAGACAGAAGACAAGTAATAGAAAATATTTTAGATATTGATGTATTTTCTAACATGAATATTTTACTGAAGGGTAAATTAATGCAACTCAAAGAGACTGCAAAAACAGTTTCTTCCAAAATAGAAGTTCAACAAGCTAGACAAGAAACACAAGAAAATTATGTTAATACTTTACAACGAGAAGAAGAATCGAAAGAAATAGAATTTAAAACAGAACTAGAGCAGCTAGAAACAAGACATGAAGTTTTATTGACAGAATTTCAGGAACTGAATCAAAAAATTGGAGCATTGCGCGAAGAAATAACAAATAAAGATTCTATTAAACAACAATTACAACGAGCAAAAGATTTACATGGCAAATTTCAAACTAATATCAAAACTGCAAAAAAAACTATTGAATTTTATAATAAGAATGACTCTTGTCCTATGTGCAGTCAAAATATACAAAAAGAGTTCAAAACAAGTGAAATAAAACGACACGAAGAAAAACAAACAAAATTAGAAACATCTTTAACCGATTTATTAGATGAAGAAACTAGACTAAATCAGTTGCACGAAAAAATATCTAAAACAATAGATACAATTACTGAACTTCAGATTCTTCAGGGCAAAAAAGAAAGTATTATAGATTCCATCAATAATCAAATTAAAACATTAGAGTCCAAGAAAAAACAAAAAGAAAATCAAGGATTTTTATTACAACAAGAAAAATCTAAACTGGAGTCTATTTTCAAAGAAATAGAAACTTTAGAAAAACAAAAACAAGAATTATCAGAAAATATTGTATACGACGAATGTATATATTCTCTACTGAAAGACTCTGGTGTTAAGAGTAAAATTATTAAATATTATTTGCCTCATATTAACTCGTATATCAATAAATTTTTAAGATCTATGGATTTCTTTGTTCAGTTTCATTTGGACGAAAATTTCAACGAACAAATAAAAAGTAGAAACAGAGATGAGTTCTCTTATGAAAATTTTTCAGAAGGAGAAAAAATGAGAATAGATCTGTCTTTGCTTTTGGCCTGGAGAGAAGTGGCCCGAGCAAAGAACAGCGTAAACTGTAATCTTCTTATAATGGATGAAGTTTTCGATTCTTCGTTGGATTCCATGGGAATGGAAGAACTCATGAAACTCGTAAACACCTTAGATAATTCGGCTAACATATACATCATCAGTCATAAAGCCGATCAACTAATAGACAAATTCCAACACGTAGTTTCTTTTGAAAAGAAACAAAATTTTAGTAGAATGATCTTGAATTGAGTACTTGACTGTATCCAAGTCTTCTATATACTGGGATCATGGCACGAAAACGAAAATCAATTTCACCCTGTCCTGTAGTTCCGCAAAGTGCAGAATACGGCACAAAGGAATACGACAACGAATTTTACGGGAAGTTTTTATACTATAGTGAAAAAACCACAGATCAAACCTGTAAAGAAACCATACTAACATACTTAAAGGCAAATAATAAACCTTGTTCTAATTTAGAAACCATTCATTCTAAAAATTTTAAACCTGTAGGCTTATATCTTAAAATGCAACAAGACGGTATTCGTCTTCCAGAGACAGAAAAAAATTTATTAGAATCTGGAATTCAAAATTTTATACGCCTAGATGCCAAAAGAGGATTAGAATTAGAACAAATTCGAAAAACTAAATCAGTACAAGAAAGATATTTTGTACAAAAAACTGTATCAGAAATATTGAATGCATTAGATAATCAGGTTGCTGTGATTCAATTGAATCAAAGACCTCAATTAGACTTTAAAACATTTACGGGTGCTCTGAGTAGTGGTATAATAAAACTAGTAGAATCTGAAATGAAGGATATATTACAAAGAAGTATTAAAGAAATAAAGTTAGCTAAAAGTAAAAAAGATCTTCAATTAGTCGAAGCCTATTCGTATCTTAATAATAAACAATTAAAATGTTTGTTAGAGTTTTATCAAGATTTATTTGCCCGTTTACAATCAGGTCTTGTAGTCAAGACAAAGACTGTTAGAAAAACAAAACCTAAAACTACAGACAAGTTAGTTAAAAAAATAAAATATATGGAACGATTCCCAGAACTAGGACTAACTTCTGTAAATCCAACCGAACTCATTGGGGCAAATATAGTATATGTGTACAATACAAAAACTAGATTCTTGGAACGATTTGAGTCAGAAAAGGGAATTGGTGTACGAGGAACAACATTAACTGATATAAAAGAACCTGCAGTAAAGAAAAAGATTAGGAATCCAGAAGTATTTAAATCAATAAATACAACCAATAAAAATTTTATGGAAAGATTCTGGTCTGGATTTAAAACAAAACAAGGAACAGCAAATCCCAGAATTAATAGTCATTGTATCTTATTAAGTTGTATAAATATTAAAAATGAGTCGTGACACGTTATCATTGTATAAAAAATATGCCCCAAATGGGGCTCCTTTTGCCTTTTCAAGAAATCAGTATGTGATGTATCAGGACAAAATTTTTAAATTTATATATCCTGTATCAGATAGAAATCAATTAAACTGGAATGAAGTTCCTGAACCAGTCGCATCAGAATATTGGAAAGAAGAGTTAATGGATACTGTCTATACAGAAAGTTCTACTCCTCCAAGTGGAATAAAACTTTTAGGAGATCGTTGGAAAAATAAAGATACTATGCAAATATACACTTGGACTAAGTCTGGTACAAAATATATTTGGAGAAGTTGACTTTTTAATTTTTTATGATATGATCGTTTTATGATTCTAGTAGACAATAGTCAATTACTAATTGCCAGTATATTTCGAAACATGAAGTCCAATCCAGTAATGGATACAGATTTCATAAGACATCTGGTATTTAATTCGTATCGATTTATCAATAAAAAGTTTGGAAATCGATACGGAAAAATA